TTCAAGTTAACAAGCTCAGGGCCATGAGCGTGATAATACATTTCAGATTCTTCTTCAGAACTTTCTGCTATATTCTCTTCAAAGACACTGCGTTGGTATCGCTGCGAGTGTTTGTTAGACCAGTAAAGATCTTCACGATTGTGTAAGTTTTCAAACTGATCAGAGTAAAAGGCTGTAGTGTTAGCAATATACCTAGGGAAGGATACTCCTGTAGAAGCCGTTCTACTGGATACGAGACGAACCATTGTTTCATGAGAGACATTAATTGGTATCGGGCTTATTTCTGCTTGGATTAAAGCACTATGAAGTTGATTTTTCATTTCTTCATAATACTTCTTACCCCAAATAGAAGCAAGTTCGACAACACAATTAACCTCAGTCTCAATTGTAATGTTCTTGTTTCGTGTCCAGTGAATAGTTTCTTCAATAGTTTCCTTTCTAAGTGCACCGCAATAATAACCATTTATCTTGATCGGATGAGCACCTAAAAACGTGACATCTTCGAATTTTCTGAACTCATTTCTGAGCTCTTGGTCTTTTCGGTCAGACGTGTACGTCTGTCCTAACTCGACTAATGTGTCTCTGATGACGAAAGGGGTCAAATGCTGGGCGGCTGAATCACTGAAACAGAATATGTGATCATCACCCAACACTTTTAGACGAACCTCTTCCTCGAAGTTGATGTGAGGGCATTTCTTGTAGGCAACGTAACGTAAGTACATTTCGTTGACTATGTTGTTGATGATCGAAGTGAACATGCACCCGGAGAAATGCGTAAAGTTGAAATGAATCAGAACTTTTCCAGCTTGTGCTGGCGGGTGCATTTGATGTTGGACAAAAATGTCCTTCACTTCTGGGGAGACTACATCATCCATTAAGCTCATCAAAATTTGATAAGCGGCCGTTTGGAATTGTGGATGGATGTTTTTGTCGAAGTTTTTGTAATCTCCAGCGACGAAATTATTACCTGCTTTCGCAAGATAAGAATGAATTTCGTCCATGTCGTTTGAATATTGATTATATCCAATTGCGGAAGATGTAGTGGCGTAGGATTGATTGAAAGCACAGAGCATAGAACCAAAGAACATACGATAGGCAGTGTTGAGAACAACATCGCCACAGTATATAACTCTGGTGATTCCTCGTTCTTCTTTAGACTTTGAAATTAATTCGTCTTTAAGAAAAGCAAGAACTCTCGTTTCCTCGAATTCACCATTCTTTATCTGTTCCAATGCAATAGCAACTCTTTCTCTAAACAAGGGGTTGATGACTAATTCACCATCCCTTGTGAAGAAAAAGAAGTCGCGCTTGCCTTTTTGAACAGAATAAAGAACGTGTGGAT